TGATGTACCGTTATAGATGCACTTATATACCTGATACTGCGAGTTAACGACGTAGAAATCTGCGTCGTATAGTTTCGTAGCACCAGAAGATGCTGTCTTCGTCGAAGAGTAATCATGACGATACATATCATAAACGTAACCCAAACCACCAGTGGTTTGTTCGGGGGGAGTCCAGTCAATGCGGCGAATGACCTGAATCGTATCACTTGCTAGGACACGTTTCAATGAAATCATGTCCGAGAACGTGTCCGAAAACTCTTGGGAAGAATCCACAGGAGTTGGCGCAGCATTTTCATTATCCCATTCCTGGGGTCGCCCAATAAACACATACAGTCGATCTCTCGACGTACCTGCTACCAAGTCGGACTGCGTGGGATCTGCACCCTCCAAAGATTTGATAAATCTTTTCGCAGTAAAAATTCTAAATTGATCGGTTAGAAGTGCCATCTTTAAGCAGTTACCTTCCTTTTATTTATGGGACTTATTCTGGTTCGATTCTGACCAGATTTTTATATTCTTGACTTACAAATACACCAGTAGCACCACTACTGCCACCAGAAATGGTATCTGATGTTGTAAATTTATAAGTATTGCCATTATTGACAATAGTTTCAACGGTTAAGTATCTATAACCAAATGTATCAGCAGTGCCAATGTAGGATACAACAGTTGCTGTAAGTCCTGTAACACTACTAGTAACAGTTTCACCAGTAGTGAAGGTGGCACTGTTAACATCTTTCAATTTGATAACAGTATTAGAGGTATGCTCAATACCATCACCAAGATTACCAGCAATTGATATAGTTGATGTTAAAGGTACAAGACTGGAATCATATATTTGATCCCCTTGCTGGAACAGAGTTGTGTTCTGTCCACCCACAGTTTCTTCAATACCATATAGTGAGGATGAAATACCACCATCCAAACCAATAGCATTTTCATAATCAGTGTCAGTATCTACCAAATCGATGATACCGTCACCAGCACCATCAAGTTCCTCATTATCTTGGAATACATATCCTTCAAGAGTGCTGATAGGATCTGTAAATGTTACGATAGAACCCTCATCATCTTCGATAAGAACATGTGGTTCTACTCCTGTACCTGACGATGCTGCTGATCCAGCAATAAACTGAATCACAGCAGTGTTTTCATTAGACCTACCACCATCGATAAACGCAAGTTCATCGACCTCGAAAGTTAAGAATAGTTCTCTACTCTCAGGTCGCCAGTCATATACAATAGCAACTTTATTTGACTTATCTTCTTCTACTCTTCTAAGTCTGTCAGAAACAGTGAAGTTATATCCAGAGATTCCTGTGCCTGGATTGGTTGCTAGATTATCTAGAATCACACGCTGGTCATAACGGAAGTTAATACCTCTGTCACAACCAGTAAATGAAATAGCAGTCTTACCTGTATATCTAATAATTTCTCTACCAATCTGGAACTTACCAGAACCAGGGAACGCATTGGTAGTCTCTACATATATTGCTTGATCACCAGCAGTTGCATCTCTAATCAATGCTGTCATGTTATAGAAGTCTGATACCAGAGACGTTCTATTTCTTTGCTTTTTAATTAAGTTAGTATTACGAGTAAAGATTACCTGTGGTGGACTTGTATAACCACCACCAGGATTCAATAGGCCAATCTCACTGATTGCACCCAATCTAATATCTGCTTCTGCTGTGGCACCAGATCCACCACCACCAACCAATTGGAGAATAGGTGGAGTTTCAAAGAACTCACCTGGTGATGTGATGTTAATACTTTCAACAACACCAAACTGATTGACTTCTGCAACGCCGCCAGCACCATTACCACCACCACCAGAAATCACAACAGTAATATCTTGTGCTGTATAGTTTCTGCCATTATTTTCAACCGACAAACCAGTCACACCACCAGTTACTGGGACTAGTTCTGCACCAGATCCACCACCACCTCTGAGGTATGCTTCTGCTGAAAAATATCCATCACCAGGTTGATTGACTTGTAAGAAATTTACAGAACCATCTGCATTCAAATAAATGTTTGCATCTGCCTGAGTAATACCAGTATCTGTACTGACGATATCTAAACGTAAAGGATCATATCCTTCACCTGGATCAATAACATCAACTGATAATAGTTCTCCATTTTCGCCAATGTTTGCTCTAAGAACAGCGTCTCTAATAGGAGTACCACAATTCCCAACAACTAACCTAGGTGGATCAGTAGAATCATATCCACTGCCACTGTTAGTTACGATAACGTCTTTAACACCATATACGCTATTAAAGACGGGTTCAATTGTTGCGCCACTTCCTGGAACTGTTCTTGTCATTAGACGACTACGATGTTACCAACCATGTTGCTGTGAATATTGCACTGGTACACATAAGTTGTGCCAGCAGCAAGACTCATTGGAACTGTCCAATATTGGATACTATTAATAGATCCAGATGTTCCACCGATCTGAGAACCACCGTTAGATACTCTAATCTCTAACGGATGACTAGCACCAGTTGTGTTGTCAAATCTGTAAGTAAATCCACGATACACATAGATAGTGGCATCAGTGGCACCATCTATACCAGGTCCATTGACGGTATAGTTATTACTGTCAGAAGCACTAAATGCAAAGTTAAGAGTAGGAGATGCTACTGCTTCATAGTTAGATGTGCCATAGATCAATGATTGACCTTCGTTTGCACTAGGCAGTGCTACTGTGTTGGTAATCGTTACTGTCGAACCAGATACAGCAGTAGAGATTCCAGTGCCACCAGCGATGGTAATAGACGAATCAGCAGCATCGGCGGTATATGTACCAGTATCACCCGCAACCCCTTTCAGAGCGTCCTGGACGACGTTAGGAGCGTCATTAGTGAATGTAATTGCACCAGCATTCAAGTTAGTAGTAATTCCACTACCGCCTGTGAATGTCAGTAAGTCAGTAACTACCGTGGCACTAACAGTTCCGTTATCAGCACCGAATGTTGTGAATACATTCTGGTTGAGGTCACCTAATGTGCCTGTCATGTTAACAGTCAGTGTATCACCAACCAAAGTCGTGGAGATATTGGTACCACCAGCGATAATTAAAGTATCATTAGCAGCAGAAGCAGTTGTAGATCCAGTATCAGCATCAACAGTTTCAAACAAGTTCTGAGTTGATCCGCCAGAACCACCAGTACCCTGCTCATCGTTAGCAGGTTCCCAAGCACTGTTAGAATCATTCCATTTCAGGACTTGTCCATCAGAGGGACCACCATTAACAGTAGTATCAACGTCGGCAAGAACGGTAATACTTTGGTTCTCGTCTACAAGGGGGATCCAAGCAGCAGCATGGGCAAAGTATCCCTTGCCAGTACCATGAACGTGAGCAAACATACCGTGATGATTAGACGCATCAGGAAGATCACCCAAAGTAGCGTAAGGAGCATACCATTTAAAATAACCATCATCACCATCAATGTAAGTGTAAGCGGATCCCGATCCACCACCCCAGAACTGAATATCACCCGTTCCAGTATGTTTTAAGATAATATTATCAGTACCATCGGTTACAATATCAAAACCGTTGGTATCTAGATTGCCAGTTAATGTGTCAAAGTTGCCAGCACGAAATGCACCGCTAGGTGATGAACTCCATTTAAGCACTTGGCCATCATTAGCAGCACTGATATCTAGTTGGATATCCGTAGCGTTGCCAAGTTTGTCATAAAGTTCGTCAAAGTTGGCATTATATTTAATAGCACCGTCTCTTAGGGTATCACCTGTACCATCATTTGCCGAAGATCCAATACCGACTAGCTGTTTTGCCATGATCGTTCTTTTTTTACAATTCTATTTATGTTGCGTCGAAGGAGATGCTGGTAGTGCTGAACTTACTATCCGTAGATGAGAAGTCAGTATCACCTTGACCATCACCGAAACCAGTCACAGTCAGAGTTGCAACGTCTGACGTTAGAGGTGAGTTTTGTGCAGGGGTCACACCTAGACCCAAAGGACCACGTACTTCACATCTGAATTTATATCCAGACATGTAGTTGAGTGCTGTGAATGTATATGTGGAAGCAGTCGCTCCCGTCAGAACAGCGAACGAGAATCCACCATCAGTAGATCTAAACCACTGATATGCCTTAGGTCCATCTTCTGGACTGATGGCAGCAGAGATCGAGAATGTGACAGTCTGATTGACATTATGAGTTGCATTTGCAGGTTGCAAAGCAATCTGAATTGTTGGAGGAATCACTTCACCACCACCACCATCAGGTGGTGCAGGAGGAGTAGCAGCACCATTATTAGGTGGTGCATCAACAAGTTCACGAGTAGTTAAACCAATCAAATACGGGAATGTCGGTATCAGATTAGATTCACTATCCAGTTCAGCAGTCAAGAAATATGCGTATGTTCCACTCTGAAACTCAGGGGTAATACAGAATCTACCATTATGGGAATCTAAATTCCCAAGTCCCTCAGAATATTCCCAATCTTGTACCAAAGTTCCAGCAGGAGGATTCTGTTGTGAATCGCCATATGTCGGTCTACCGTCAACTTCTTCACTCATAACACGATATGAACTAACAGCGAGACCAATATCAGAATTAGCATTCCAAGGACTAGAATACATATATGGACCGTAGATGGGAAATCCATCAAACGCATATCCTACAATTTTAGAGTGTCCATCTGGATGTCGTATGTTATCTCCGTTATACTGAGAAGAACCATAGTAGTCATTATAAGATGCCATAATGGCATTATCTTTCCAGCATTCTAAAAAGTCAGAGTCATGATGATGGTACTGACCAGTGTTTTCTGGATGACCACCACAAGTATCTTCTCCAAAATTAATATAGGCATCTGCCCCAGCAGCATTCCAATTGAAGTTTGCTGGTGGATTACCACCAGCACCAGCAGAAGGATTAAACAGTATTACTCCATTAGCAGCAATACCAATCGCACCTAACGGTGTCGATCCCCTTCCATTTCTTTGATCATGATATTCATATGTTCCCGTTCTACCAGTGGCCTGATACTCCATGACCAGTTGTAAATTCTGATCAGTCTGTCTCCAAAATTCACCAGGAATTGCTGTTTGTTCTGTTCCGCGATATATGAATACTTTCTTTTCTTCGTCTCCATCACCTCTATCAAATACAAAAAGAATTCTATCGCCAACTTGTATTTGATTTCCAAGAAGAGCGTTATCGGGAACTGATAATGCAATAGATATAAAGAATCCCTCATGGACATACACATTGCTATCAAAAGATCTAGTTACACCAAAGGTGCCACCTCTATAATAGAAGTCATGATCAAAATCTTGTTCAGTTACCTGATTGGGATTATTAGCATTAGGAAACGTACCATAGGATACGGGGGTTGGTAATCCATCCGCTTCTATGGTAAGTATCTTAGTTCCAGCGTTAAATTCAGCGGTTGCCGTCATTGTGCTTTTTATCTATTTATTGAAAAATCTGAGTCGGGTTAAAGTTGCTAACGACAGTAGCACCAGTCTGTACTGTGAGGATCACAGAGTTTGAGTAGATTGGTGTAGCGCCAGCAGCGGTTGATGCAACGCGGAACTCATCACCGTCATCTGCTTGTTCGGCAGCGAATGATGTGTATGTAGCGTTAGTAGAACCAGTTATGTTTGCCCAGTTAGTTTCACCATACTGCTTACGCTGCCACTGGTAGTTCAGAGGGGTAGATCCGATTTGATTGTCGGAACTATCGATGAACTGAGCACCAATTGTGAAGGATGCAGTCTGACCTTGGTTCACGGTTACGTTTACAGGTTGGTTGATAATTTGAATGTAACCAGGTGTGATAACGATTGGGTTGCCTTGTGCATCGGTGCCTTCACCCGCGTAGGTGTCGAAACCTTGGTTGACAGCAGGTCCATCAGGAGTAACGAAATCATCTTCGACGGTAGTCTGAACATCAACAATTGGTTGTTGATAATCAATACCAGCGGTCTTGACATCGATTCTCAATAGACCCATTAGGGCACGAACGCGACCATCAAAACCAGTGGATGAGATGATATCCACGTTCGGGCGCGAGGAATAACCGTCTCCTGGTGCAGTGATGATTGCCTTAGTGATCTCACCAGTTTTGATAGTGGCAAGAGCAGCAGCACCACGTCCCTTAACCGTGCCTGTGTACTCGAAGGTGATCAGTGAGTTAGAAGACTCAATCAGAGCAACTTCACGTTCATCTGCTTCACCTTCGATTTGCAGAATATCACCTGCTTCGATCGGTGGAACAACAGTTGCTGCGATAACGTCAGCATCAGAACCGATGTAAGAGAAGGCAACGAATGTAGATCCTGCACGAGGAATCTCAGCGAAGATGATTCTAGAACCAACCAATTGGTAACCAATACCTGCTTCCTGAATAACACCATTGAGCGAGACGATGATGTTATTTTCTGGAAGAATCGTGTTAGACGAAACGCCCTCAGTCAGCGTCAGTGAGTAGAATCCACCCTGATATTTCAGGTTGAAGGACGAGCGCAAGGAGTCAAACTCAAACGAGATATCATCCAGTTGTCTCAGTTTACCCACGTAGTAACCAATGAATTCAGATCCAATGGTAGGTGGTTCAGTGAACGTGATCTGGTCAGAGAACGCAGTGTATGCGAAGTTAGCGCCAGGAGGTTGTAGAACACCATTAACGAAGGCGAGGAGGTGTCCTGCTGGATCTGGGAAGTAGGACTCACCATTATTGACGGTAAGGTTGAATGTATCAGCACTACCATCAAATCCACGGAAGAATCTATCGCAGCGACCCAAGAGATTCTTCGCTTGGGTAACACCAGCAGACCAACCGTAATCGGAGATGATAGTCAAGTTACTTGGGAAGTCCCCATTGACATCTTCCAACCATAGACGACCACTGTCGCCACTAACTGATTTGCCCGAAACTTTACCATAAGATGTGTAATTAGTTTCTGTCACACCCGTGATGTTAGCGGAAATGATCGGGAAGTTATTGAGGTTTTCAAATTTACCCAGTCCACCACCCAGAAGTTCCTGAGGATTTGTAGTTGTAGTGCCATCAGCAGCAGCGCCAAATGGTGTCAAGTTAGCGATCCAGATCTTATGCTGAACACCTTCTTCATAGATATAATCTGTAACCAGAGCAGTCCAACCTGGGATCTTAGGAACAGTTCCTGACAGGAGATAAACGATATCACCTCTCTTGAAGTCTCCCTCAAAACCTTGGTCTCTCAGAACACTAGCGACATCACACTCGATCGTCTTAACCGCGTGTACGAACTGATTAAGTTCGATATCTTGGAAACCTTGCTTACTGATCTTACCAATGTCAAGGATCTTGTCAGTGATAGAACCGTAAATGATGTCACCATCAGTGAAGTCATCTTGTAGAGTTTCAATGTCGATCGTAATACGACCACCAGTGTTACCCGTTAGGATACCAGCAGAATTCTCGAAGGAAGCAATAGTTGCCTCTGCACTATTACTCTTATTGAAGATAATCTCGCCATTTGCAAACGCACCGCGATCGGTGTTAATCAACATGCGAGTCGTTCCATTACTTTCCAGTTCTGCTGTCAAAGCACTATCAACACCTTCAATAACTTGCCCATCGCTCATGGTACCAGTGATGCCCTCAATGTATACCCAACCTTCATCGGTATTATCACCCGTGAGGACTGAGGTTTGAAGGACTGTACCGAAGTTAGCACTAGCACCCTGAACCTGAACACGTTCGCCAATCGTGAATCTACCAGTAGCAGCACTGATTGGATATCTATAATAAAGTTTGACGATTTCCGCTTCGTTGTTTCTAGTTCTGACAATCTCAGAAGTAGCATTGGACGAAGTGCCAGCAATCACGTCTGCGAGACTGAAACCACCACTGATGGGGTTATCGATATCTCTTGTTCCATATGTAGTTGCTTGACGGGTGATTCCAGATCTTACAGGACTTTGTAGTTGTTGAGTTCCAGTAGTTCTGGTGTCAACTGCGAAGCGAGAGGACCTTGCATCATGTCTGATCTCTCTCGTGATCTCAAATTGCGTTGGAGTTGCATTGAGAACATAGAAGTATTCTTGATTAGCGAAAGCAGATTCAACATCAGCAGATGCAACAGCATATTGGAGAATATCACCGCGTGAGTAGAAGTTAGGACGTTGAATAATAATTCTGTTCTCTCTTCTTTCAAACCCAACCTCAACAGTAGGTGTGTTGATGATCAGATCAGGATCAGTGTTCCAATCATTGCCTTCATCATAAAGATTCTGCTGATTAACACCATGAACATTGTTAGTCCACTGAACGTTGTTTTGTGCAGGAGGTGTACCTCTGCTGATAGCAAAGTATGCAGCATTTAGAGAACTATCAATTCTAAATTGAGTGGATTCTTGCTCATATTCAAATCTATGATCGATAGCACCAGTGTTGATATGAGTTTCATCTTGATAGATGTCATATCCATACCACTCACCACCAACCAAGACATCAGTGTAGTCATCTAGAATACGTTTGGTATACTCACTAATACGAGTTACATACCAGAGAAGATGTTGCTTGGTGACATCGGGGAATGCGATGAAGTTGCCCTCACCATCAAACCAGGTATTAACTAGTCTCAGGATGCCGATGTTACCACCAGTATTCAGGTCATACAGCAGACCATCAATCAATGCATCACCAAACGTCTGTTCAGCAGTCGTCGTTGGATATGAGGTTTGAACCTCGGAGAATGCTTTCAGTGAAACTGCGTGCTTGTTCCACAAGATGCGACGTGCAGCAGTCTTATCAGAATGACTACCACCACCAAGAGACTCACTCATCAGTTCAAAGAGAGTCTCTGATGCTGATGTAACATTGTAGCAAGTGTAATATTGATACTCGCTGTTGGAGTTATATCCAGTCGTGCGAGTCAAACCTGCCAGGTAACTTGGGTTGCCTGCATTTGCAGTAGAAATTGTGTCGATAAGAATATCAAACAGAGTTTCAAGGTTTGTTAACTGATCGTTACAAGTTTGATTGGAATCACCACCGTCATAAGTGATGGTTACATCGCGCTTAACAAATTCAGGTGAATACTTGACAGGCCAGATATTAGGCATTGTCTTAGTAATCGTACCGTCTCCGATACTTGCAGGGGTAGTGATTGTGTCAGTAACAATCGACATCATAGTGTTGATTGCCGAAGCAACGTCTGCACATTTAGGTGAGGAGGTGTCTACTGAGATCGAATAACCACCATCACTATAAGGAGCATAATCTAAATCTGTGTATGTCTTCTGAGAGAATCCATGACCAGCAGTGATCGTAATTGTCTCATCTCTCATTGCCTGAATTGCAAGATCTTTTGCTTTGTTGAGAATCCAGATAGACTCAGTAGAAACACCTACGATATGTTGTAGGTTACTACCAGAGACATACAGTTCAGCAGATTTGAAGACCTTGTTATTACCACCATACTTCAAGTTCCACACCAGGGAGGAGAGAACGTCAGTCACATCGTGAACACAGTCGATGCTACCATTAGTCACCACAGCGTTCTGCTGAGCAGATACGAATGCGTGTGTAAACTGATATTCAGCAGCAGCAACCCCAAC